AAGATCACCAGTACTCATGGGAATGATGAAACTGAAAAGGATGTTGCCGCTGCTTTAAGGGGGTTAGTCGATGGAATTAACTCCAAAACAGATTGAAGTGGTTAATAGTGTCCGTACAGAAGATCCTAAAATACTGCTTCTAAGTGGGGCAAAACGTGCCGGCAAGACCTATATGGCCATCCTGTTATTTCTTGCTCTTACAGCGGAATTTGAAGGTAGAGGATTGTCATTTATCATTGGTGGTGCGACCTATTCAAGTATTTGGCGAAATATCCTTAATGACGTGGAACTTATCCTTGGTCGAAAGATTAAGCTTGATAAAACGAATGCTTTTAAACTCTTCGGGAATAAAGTATATGTTTTTGATGGATCGACTTCAGATGCTTGGAAAAAGGCAAGAGGGTTCACAGCGGCAGGAGCACTTTTGAATGAAGGCACTGCCTTGCATGATACATTCATCAAAGAGGTGATATCACGGTGTTCCTACAAAGGAGCGCGTATCATCATTGATACGAACCCAGAGAATCCTGCACATTCTGTGAAAGAAGATTATATAGACAAAGATGGACAAACACTTGAAAGTGGGAGGTTAAATATCAGAGCCTTCCACTTTACTTTATTTGATAATATCTTTTTGGATTCAGAATATGTAGAAAGCATCATCGCTTCTACGCCAACAGGGATGTTTACTGATCGGGATATTTATGGTCAATGGGTGGCAGCAGAAGGTGTCATATATAAGGACTTCAATCAAAAGGTTCATTATGTGTCCTCAGAGGTTATTGATACAAAGCGTTTTGTAAAATATTTTGCCGGGGTTGACTGGGGATATGAACACCATGGCGCGATTGTCGTCGTCGGTGAGGATGATCAAGGCGATTTTTATGTGTTGGAAGAGCATGCTAGACAGCATGAGGAAATTGATTATTGGGTAGAGATTGCTAAAGGTATCAAAGAACGCTATGGAAACATTAATTTTTATTGTGATAGCGCCAGACCTGAACATGTGAAGCGTTTTAGACGCGAGGGCATAAGAGCTATCAATGCTGATAAAGCTGTTATTGCAGGTATAGAAGAAGTGGCTCGGCTCTTTAAATTAAACAAATTATATATCGTTATAGACCATGTTGACCGTTTCAAGAAAGAGATCTTCATGTATGTTTGGAATGACATCACGGGTGAACCTGTCAAGCTTTGGGATGATGTACTAGATGCCATTCGTTACAGTATCTACACGCATCTAAAGCCAGCTAGAAGAAGAACGTAATAAAAGATTATTGCATGATTCGGGGGTCTATTTTATGTATGAAAGAAGGTGGAAATCATGAATTTAAACCAATATATTAGTCGGATAGAAAAAGAAGGCGTGACGAGAGAAATCCTTTTGTCCATGATAACGGATCATGAATCAGACCACCAGCGAATGAAAAAACTTTATGCACGTTATAAAACAGAACCACAAGGTGTCCCTATTTTAGAGCGGACGCCTTTTAAAATGGATGTTTCCGAAAAAGAAAAGATTCAGCGCATTGATGATAAAGTGAATAACCAATTGGCAAACGCTTTTGATGCTGAGATCGTAGATACGAAGATTGGTTACATGTTTGGTCATCCTATTACGTATGATTTTGATGATAAAAGGGAACCAGGTACCACTTCATCTACTAAGGAAATGATCGATACCTTCAATCTTCGTAATCATGTGGAGGATGAGGATTCTGAGCTCGGTAAAATGGCGGCTATATGTGGGAAAGCGGCACGGTTGGCTTATATTGATACAGAGGGAAATGAACGTATTAAGAATTTAGAGCCATGGGAAGTCATTTTTCTCGGCGATAACATGAGTGAACCTGTTTATTCTCTCTGGTATTACAAAGATAGCCATAACACGTTACATGTCGAATTTTACGATAGTACGTATGTTTATTCTTTAAATGCGAGTGATTCTGGTGAACAATCGAACCCCCAACAGAAAGCACATCTGTTTGAGTATAACCCTCTCTTTGGACTAGCTAATAATAAAGAATTAATGGGGGATGCGGAAAAGGTTTTAACACTTATAGATGCCTATAACCGAACGCTTTCAGATGCTTCAAATGAAATTGAGCAGTACCGCTTGGCTTATCTTGTACTAAGGGGTATGACAGTTGATGAGGACGATGCAGACAGCTTGCAGCACAAGAGAATCATTGAATTGCTTGGTGAAAATGATGATGTGAGCTATCTTACAAAGGATATCAATGATGATTTAATCGAACACCATTTGGATAGGTTGGAAGCGAATATTATTCGTTTCTCAAAATCTATTAATCTCACGGATGAACAATTTTCGGGTAATAGTTCAGGAGAAGCGCTTAAGTATAAGTTACAGGCACTTGAAAATAAATGTATCACCATGGAGCGCAAGATGACAGCCGCTCTCCGTTATCAGTTCAAAGTCCTTTTTTCTGCTTGGGCAAAGAAGAATAAGGTGAAACCAGAGGATTATTTAAAAGTGTGGTTTGGATTTAAACGAAACTTCCCGCAAAACATACTGACTGAAGCTCAAGCAACAGCACAATTAAAAGGGAACGTTAGCGAACGGACGCGGTTAGCCTTATTGCCATTTGTTGATGATGTCGATTATGAGCTCAAAGAGATGGAACAAGAGCGTTCGGCTTATCCAAATATAGAGGATGAAGAAGATGACAATCAAGAACCAGAATGAGCTCGATAAGCTTCTGGACGGTCTTATCGCTAATGCCGAAAAGGAAATTAATCGGGTGTATGCCAGGCGCTTAAAAACCATTCTTAAAGAAATTCAGCACATGTATGAGAAATATGAAAAGGATGGAAAGCTCACACTCGCTGATATGAGTAAATACAACCGTTTAGATAAATCGATGAACACCATTATTGTAGAACTTTTGAAAGCCCAGACGGAGGCGTATGCCCTTGCTCAGACAACAATGGAGACGCAATTTCTTGAAAATTATTTCCGCAGTGCCTATCTTTTTGAATTTGAAGCGCAACAATTGCTTGGTTTTGGTCAATTATCGAAGGAAACCATTCAAGCAGCGATTAAAAATCCCATAGACAAGCTGACTTTACCAGCTTTGCAAAAGAGGAATAGGGCAATCATCGTCGATAAGATTAAAATAGAAATTCAGCAGGGATTGCTCGCTGGTGAATCCTATAGCAAGATGGCGAAACGTATTCGAGAGGTTGTTAATTTTGATGCTTCCAAGGCACGGGCAGTAGCGCGTACGGAATCCCATAGAGTACAAGTTGAGGGGAGAAGAAAATCGGCGGAACAAGCATCCAAGCATGCCAAGCTGAAAAAAATGTGGGATGCCACATTGGACACAAGAACGCGACCCGCTCATAGGCATCTTGATGGTACAGTTAAACCTTTAAGTGGAACCTTCAAATCATTAAGCGGAGGTATTGGGTTGCAACCTGGTATGATGATGAATCCAAAAGATGATATTAATTGTCGTTGTTCTTTAATTTATTTGGTGAATGATCGTAAGCCAGAGGTTAGACGCGCACGCTTGGAGAATGGGAAAACAGCTGTTGTTCCCTATATGAATTTTGAAGAGTGGTATAAAAATAGAATTGCAGATTAGGAGGTGTGAAGACTATGAGTAAAACCAGTGAAGAACTACGAGATGAAGCCACAACTGTATTAGAGCGTGTGGCATCTAGAATCAAAAAAGAGTGTGAAAATGCTTTAAGTGGGAATGAGGTTAGTGATCTATCTAGTTTAGTTGATTCCTATGCACGATTATACGAAGAAGTGAAATAGGAGGATAGCATGACAAAGATTGAAGTAACTACACATCCTGATGGCTATCTGAAGATTGAGGCGAAGGGGCATACAAATAGCGTTGTGTGTTCAGCTGTTTCTACTGCATTGCAATCTAATATCAGATTCCTTCAGGAGTTATCGATGCAATATCCTGATGAATTACAAATTCAGATTAAGGAGGGTGGTGGGGAAGATGATCACGGAAAAATGTAAGCATAGATGGGTACTTGTAAAAGACGGTACCTTAGATTTACGGTGTAAGAAATGTGGTATGAAGGCAAAACAAGCTGTTAATATACAGAGGGTTGATGACTTGACATTACCCGCAGTTGCCCCTGTTATGCAGCCGATTATGAGGAGAGAAACGGGGATTGATTTTGAAAAAACTGCCTATAAGCAAACAAATATAGTTTAATTCTTTGACCTAAGTATGTCGTTAAAAGGCTTATTTTTTATACTCAAAATTGACTTGTAGGCGCGTACTGCAAGGCTAGGAGGAAATGACAGTGAAACAAAAGTTTTTTTTATTGCCATTGAACATCAAACAATTTGATGAAGACCTGACATTAG